ACTAGTTCATCATCAGTTTCATTCATGCCTATAATCAGTGGCAACTGAGGATCATCGACATCAACTTTCCAGCACCGTTCACGCAAAAACTCTGGCATCATGTATGCTTTAGGAAATAGTTCTACTTGCTCAGGGCCAATTGTGCTTCTAATAATAAGCTGACACTTGTCTTTATATTCTTCGTAAACTGACTGTAGTATGCTGATATCTAGTTCGTTTCCTGTAGAAGGAGTCGGCACACAGATGAAAGCATATTCTACTGTCTCAAAATCACATAACAAATATTTTGATGGATCGTGAAGTTGTATATTACAATTTGTCTTTTTTAAGAGATATTCTGTAGCTTTACCAACAAAGCCATAACCAATAATTGCTACGTTCATGAAAATAAGTCCTCAAGTGTATTTTGTTTCTCAGTCTCCCAACCAAGAGATTTGACAATAGTGTCCATTGGATCAAGAAATGATTTCTTAAACATCAAATCATAATCTACGTATCTGTGAATATTAAATTCTTTAGGAATGACTGTATTGAATGAGATACAATTCTCTTTCATCGTATTAGGCTCTTTCAGATACAAGAACTTAATCTTGTCTCCCTCTTGTATCCTTTCATACTTTTGATCTATCTTGTTTTTCTTTAGATAATAATTATATAGTAGACTTCCTCGCACATGCATCGGAGTGCCTTTTTTATAGATATCAGCAGAGTCAGTGTATTTGCCTAAATTGTTACATCCTCTAGGAAAAGCAATCTCTTCCGCTGGCATTTTTATAAATGCATTGCGAGTATCTGTAATAAACTTCTGTAGAGTCTTCTCATCAGTAGTCAAAGTCAGCCTTACAGCTTCTCTCAGAGACTCTCGCACTGGCGCAGGCGTAGACGAACGAACAATCTCTAGTCCCATTACCTTTAGTTTAGGTTCTTTGTAGCGAGTACCTTCGTTGTCGTACACGTTCATCGCATATCGTTTCTTAGCGATCCAGATAGCCTTGTCTGCAATTGCTTCTCGCTTAAAGAATATCTTTTTCTCAAACGCATGAGTATATTCTACAAGACCGTCCATTGCTTTTGATATACAAGGTTCAATCTGCTCTGTGCCAATCTTGTCAAGTATGTCAATTAGCTTGTCCATATCTTTGTCGGCAAAGAACTTATCAACGACTGCCTTAAGAGTGATATAGCAAGAGTCAGTGTCAGAATAGAAACTGTACATCTCATTCTCAGTACCTACAATCTTATTGACAAATTCATCAAGCGCCGTAGCAGTTTCCCGAATAATGAATTGACCAGATAGTGTAATACCTTCTGCTATTCTGTCATCATAGAATCGGAAATATTGATTAGCCATCGCACCATAAAGAGAGTTGAGCTGAATCTTTCTTGCCATCTGAAAGTTATTGTACTTTGCGATTTCATTCTTGTACTTAGGATCTTTTGTGTCCTCAAGTAACTGTTCTGCTTCTTTCATCAACTTCTTGTAACGCTGTCTGTCATCGAAAAACTTTTGAACAATCTCAGGCATGTATCCTAGTTTACTTCGTGAGAAACATTGGCCATTCGCTGCAACTGCATACTTGCCATCAAAATTGTATTTGCGCTCCAACATACCATCAACTGTGACATCGTACACTTCACCTGGCACAAGAGTCTCAGGAGACATGTTGTACTGCATGATGATAGAAGGATACAGTGATGTAGCATCAAAACTTTCTACCCATTCGTACTGACCAGGGACAGGTTCTTGCACATAAGCACCTGCAATACTTCGGCTGCTCTGTGTGTGCTGTTTCTGCCCAAAAACAACTTTCTGTTCCCATAGATGATTGTATAACAAACAGTCCCACGTCTTTACAGGAGATGCAACATCAGAGTAGTTCATCTTACCATCGTATGCCATTGTAAGGCATAGTTCGATAAGTTTAAGTTTGTCTTCTAGTTGATCCACAAGAACACTGTCGATGATGTTGTATTCAACAAACAAGTTCCAATCTTTCTCGTAGAAGTCTTTAAATGTGTCATGAGGATTGTCTAGCTTTTTGTGACCTAGTTCTACCTCTGTGATGTGATCCAACTTGTAATTTTCTCGTGTCACATAAGTAAATTTCTTATACAAATCTAGATAGTCTAATTGAGCAACACCCCAAAGTTCATACCGCAGAAACTCACGACCACCAATCTTTACCTCTTTTTTATTGACAAGATTGAAAGGACTGAACGCTTTCTTCATGTCATCACCGAACAACTTCTCGGAGCGAGTGACAAGATAAGGAATATCGAATAGCTGAATATTCCAACCAGTCACAACATCAGGCGGATCCTGCGCCCACCAATCTAGAAACTGCTTGAACAAATCCTTCTCATCTGAACAATAACGATAGTCTACGCCTAAGTGAGCAGTGTGTTCAGTAGGAGTATATTCACCACAACCCCATGTAATGATTCGCTTAGTGTTAGCTTCCATCACTGAGATTAGAGTGACTTCTTCCATAGGATTATAAACATCAGGGAAGCCATGATTTACCGTAGTCTCAATATCGATTGAGATAATCTTTATTTGAGTTTGATTCCAAGGAACTTCTCCCGGAAACTTCTCAGTAAGATATTGATAGTTCCAATCAGATTGTCCGTAAACAGGGAAGTTTGAGACATCTGAATATGTTTGAATGAATTCAGATGCTTCTTTGTTCGTGCTGAACTTGATAGGAGAGACTGTTTCTCCGAACATTGACTTGTACGGACTAGGCTTGTCGGATTTTACAAATAGAGTCGGCTGAAAATCATGCCTTGCGGTCTGTCGCTTACCAGAAGGACTGATACCTCGGTAAAGTATTTTGTTGCCGTAATGTCTAGCGTAAGTGTAAAACATAATAACTCCCAATCATTTTATATAGTATACAACAAAAGGGAGTCATTTGTCAAGCGTTTTTCTCATACTAATCGTTCAAAAACCATTATATGGCCGGACGAAGATTTAGACAGATACTACACCTTCGGCAATAAGTCGTTGTCGGTTCACCATGTGCTGTCCTTGCACATCATCCTTTGATTGACCTTCGTACAGTACCGCATGCCCTTCCTTGATTAGTACTTCACCAGCTAGACAGTATCGGTCTTCGGTAGCATAGTATACTTCAAAGTCACCCAAGATACGACCGAACTTGCCTTTCATATCCTCGCCGTCTTTTGCCACTCTCGTCTTCAGAACCGCTGTCTTGCCTAGTAGCGACTTGAGACGAGCTTTAGCAGCTAGACCAAACTTCTTTTCTACTGTATCACGAGTGCGTGATTCAGGAGTATCGATACCCATGATGCGTACACGTTCATCTTTCAACCATACACCGAATCCTAAGTCGATGTCTACATCTACCGTATCACCGTCCACTACTTTAACTATTGTTGCTCTGTATTCGTACATAATTAACCTGTAATGATTTGTTTGGGAGCCGATTTGATTTTGTCATCAGGAACTACAAGACCGCTACCGAATCTACGGTTGTATTCGTTGAGCAAATCTGTAGAAGGATGATAAACTGAAATGACATGCATAGGCATGATTGGGATGGTTAGATCCTTTGCGTATGGGCAGTATGGAGTGAGGCCGAGTACAAACTCATACTCATTTTCAGGTTTTGGTCTCATCATAATGTAACATGGCTTTTCAATTTGAAGCATCTTACCGCCTTCGAGTGTTAGCTCTGTGACAGTTCCGATAATATCTTCGCCTGAAGAAAGTTTGATAATTTGTACATCGGCCATAATAATATCCTATTTTATTTCACTTTGATTTCTTTCGGTTTCTTCTCTTCAGGAATGATTCGTATCAGAGAAATATTCAACATACCATCAACAAAGTCTGCTCCGGTTACTTCGACATCTTCCATCAATGCGAAAGTGCGTGTGAAGTTTCGTGCTGCAATGCCTTTATGATAGTATTCTTTTTTGTCTTCGCCACGATCTTGAACACCTTGTACTACGAGCTTCTTGCCTTCGGGAACTACGTGAATGTTGAATTCATCCTTAGTAAATCCTGCCGCAGCAATCTCGATGACAAACTCTTCATCGCTTTTTTTGACAATGTTGTATGGGGGATAGTTGCTTGCGATCTCGGAAACAGTTTCCAAGTTGTTGAACATTCTATCAAAGCCCACTGTGAATGGACGAACATTGTCTAAAATTTCGGCCATGTCAGCCGCTATGA